TTTATTATTATTATTATTATTATTATTTATTAAAAATTTTCTTCGGGCGCCAGACTCCCCCCGTCTAAAAAATCACAGGGGCACCCTCAATATTGCGCGGGTAGGGGTATAAACAAATCGAGGCATTTTTTGAACCTTCTCTATATATCTTAATATAGATATAGTAGGTATCTCTACTAACAACAATACTAAGCTCTACTAAGCACTTCTCAGTTCGAGTACAGTAACCTTTATATAGTGTTAAAGGTTAAAATTATACGTATGACAAAAAGTTCGCAAAACTCCATAAAATGGACATGTAATGAAATAAGGGATTTGTTAATCTCGAAGAACAAAGCGTATGGTGATAGTGCTTTACAACCAGACAATATTTTTAGTAAGCTCGACAATACACAGGCAATCTGTGCACGAATCGATGACAAGCTCAGCAGGATAAAGAACGTAGGGCTTAACGACAAAACAGAGGACACCTTAGATGACCTCATAGGATATTTAATCTTGCTCAAGATTTCGCGAGAGCAAGACGGCAGCAGGGCTACAGTATGGACTAGCTGTACTTGTGTTCATGGGTGGCATAATTGTACATGTCAAGATACAGGTGTTTGCTCAGTAGAGCTTAATACAAATGGTGATGGTACCTTTGCTGACTATAGCGAAGGTTATGTTCCCCCGTGGAGCTTAGAGATAGAGAAAGATGTAAGAGTCTTTGTTAGTGACCCCGGTGACGAAATGGAGCCTATTGCTAAGAAGAGCAAGGATATAGATTTAGGTCAAGGGGTTAATTAATGTCCGACGAAACATGGACAGCGAGCCACATGCGGCTTAGTCCTTCTAAAATAAATACTTACTTGAAGTGTCCCCGCGAATTCTATTACAACTATATAGCTAAGTTACCTCAGAAAAAGACTATACATCTATTCCGTGGTACATTAGTACACCAAGTATTGGAAGACTTATTTAAAAAACAATTCCGTACGTTACCCCAGTGGGAGAAAGGGGTACCTAAATTATGGGTACAAGGACAGTTCGAGACTGGTTGGGAAGAGAAGATAGCTAAACATAAATGGTTATGGGATGTACATACTAAAGAAGAGATGGATTCTATGTATATTGAGACAGAAGCGTTACTACAGAACTTCGTCGACTCCGTCGACAAGAAATTAACAGAGATGGTACAGTGGAAGATATTTAAGAACAAGCAACAAGCTTGGAACGCTGTAGCACCTAAGTATGCTGAGAAATGGGTTAAGTCTAAAGAGTACGCTATAGTAGGAGTTATCGATGTTGTATGTAATGATTTCGATGGTGGTACTACACTACTCGATTATAAGACCAGTAAGCGCTACGGAGCATACTTACCTGAAGAATATTATCGCCAGCTGATTATCTACGCTTTCTTATACACATTAGAGATGGGAGAGATGCCTGACTTTGTAGGCGTTAATTACCTACGCTTTGATGATACCTTCTTCGTTAAGGTTAATCAGAATGTACTTGATGAAGCAAAAGACTTAATTAAGATGGTACATGACTGTATTAAGGAACGCGAAGAGTATGAAGATAGATATGAGCAGAAGCCACAGAACTTATGTAAATGGTGCTCGTTCTATAAAGGTAATGGCGGCCCTTGCGAAGTAGAGCTTCCTAAGTGGAAACCTAAATATTCTAAACGTAAAAAAGAGAATTACACTGATGTAAGTAATAAATTAAAAGTTACATTGGATGTAGAATCACAATCTCAGTTTCCAGACTTTGATTGAGGGTAATCTTTAAATACAAGCGTCATGTAAAATAATACATGGCGCGCGATGATTATATAGTTATTATTAGCAAGCACAAGGAGGAAGAGTAAGGTGAAAGCACCACAAATGCTCGTACTCACTAATATGTTAGCTAAATTAATATCAGAAGTAGATGACTTAAAGGCAATGATTAAAGAATATCAAATGAAAAACTTTCAAGAAAACTACGAAGGTGAGGAGGAGTGATTGAGTGGATAGAAATATTAGAGATATTAGCAGTTATATTAGCTGGAATGTCTATCATGCTCTTTCTAGGGGTACTCATAAAATTTGCACGCCAAGCATTAAAAGGAGTACCACACATAAACAGACAACCAATCCCCACACCGAAAAAAAAAGTAAAGAAGGAGATAACACAAATGAGTAACGACAAAAGGACAAGCGAAGGAGTAACCTTCAACGACATCTTTATGTTCATGATTGCTGTACCATTAGTTTTACTTTGGGTTGGTTTTGCTGGGTTCGTTATACATAGCGGACTTAATGACTCATCCGTTCTCGACCAGATTGAAGGATATACAACTTTAATAGCTATATTAGGAGGGCCAGCCCTTCTTATTATTAAAGATGCCTTGGATGTATGGAAACAAGAACAAGCTGAGAAGACAGCATTCTATAAAGTAAAAGCACAGGCCGTTATAGATTATAATGACCATGCTCAGAAACAAGCACAAATGATAGAAGCTAAGGCACAAGAACAAGAACACAAGATGGAGACTAAAAAATGATGAAAGAAACAGGCACCTGTGGGTGCGACGAATGCAGTTGTGATAGCTGCGACTGTAGCTGTAAATGCTGCGGGGAGGAATAAATATGTCAATGGGCAAAAAACCAATAACGTCATATAAAGATATCGAAGCTAATAAACCTGATACATCAGAAATGTATATGGGATTATTACCAAGTGAAGGATATGACAATCAAACACCAAATGTTAACTTTGTAGATGACAAGAAAAACTACCAGAAGAACGATGGGTCAGCTTTAACAAAAGATGGCAAATTATCTTCAGGAACTTAAGTATAAGTAATAATGGTAGTCAAGAAGAATAAAAACGGAGTTCCCCGAAAGAAACCTACAAAACGTAGAGTGAAAAAGGGTGAAAAAGCTTTTCGTGGTAAAGACGGTAAGCTACGTAAGAAGTAAACTTTATATAGGTAGACCTTCTAAATATTTATGGGCACCCACCACAGGGCCATTGCTCCGCAGGTTACTTATCGCAAGTGCCACCGTGGGACCCCCAAATATGGAGATATCAACATATGAATAATACAAATAATGAAACAGCAGGAAATGAGACAGCAGGTGATGGTAACATCTCAGCTATCTTAGATACTGTAGAAGAATCTGGAATGTTAGACGCAATAATGGATGAACCATTACTTATAGCATTAGTTGCTGTAGTACTAGGTATGGGTGCTTATATCGCTTATACTGTACCAGCAGTTAGAGAATTAGTTTTTAAATACATTAAGAACAACGAAGCTGAGTTAATGGGACTTTTAGATAAAAATCTAACTAAAGTACAGATGAAAGCTTTTGAAAAGCTAGACGAAACAGCACAAAAGCACGTCAAAGACTCTTTAGTCCGAAATGTTTTAATAACAGCTTGGGATGAAAAAGATGACGAGCTCGCTAGTCTTGTAAAATCTAAAGTTAAAGCCGCCCTCAATGAAGGGAAAGAGCTTTGAACGTAGAGGAATACGAGCAAAGATTAAGGCAGAGGGTTGGAGAAGCTGAATATGGACGTCATAAAGAGCTTGTCCGCCTTCTGGCGCGCAATCTCGCTCTTGAAGATATACTTTGGGAGGAAATTCTTGTATGTATTCGGGATGTTAACGCTCGAACAGAGCTCTTGCGCCAAAGAAATACAATCGTTAAAGACATACATACTGAATTCAGAGCCCTAAACATTGAAGTGCCAACTACTGTAGAGAAAAATACTGAAGCATTTGCTTCATTTCTAGGAGATTTATCCGATGAAGACGGAACAAAAGAAACTAAAGACACTACTGACAGGTAAAGGTGGGCTAGACTCACGTTCTTTAGAGAACATCTTCAAGAAATGCAGGTTAAACCCTGTAAAAATGAGAAAATTAATAAGAGCATTCTGCTCTACTTACCTTATTGACGGTAAACAACGTCCATTACTCCTAAGACCTATGCAAGAAGATATAATTGTAGAGTGTCTAATGGAAAGAAATGATGATAAACAAACTAAATTAGCGATATTAGCTCCACGAGGCAGTGGGAAATCGTTCGCTTTGTCTGTTGCGGTTACAATTTATATGTTTTTTAATAGATTTAGGGATTTAATATTTATTTTAGCTCCAACTGAGGACCAAGCCTCATTAATCTTTAACTATGTCTATAGACATTTCGCTGATAATAGCTTTTTAAATAGCTTAGTTAAGAATTATCGCTTTCATAACAAGCCCAACATAACACTTAAGGGGGGCACTATAATGAGAAGGGCTCCATTGGCGCCTAGTAACCAAGGACAAGCAATAAGAGGGCAACACCCTACATTCCTAGTTGTTGATGAGTCCCCACTCATCGACGATAAATTGTTCATTGACAATGTAGAGCCTTCTATTGTAGCAAATAAAGCACCATTTATTAATTTGGGGACACCAAAATCTAAAGATAACCACATGTATAGATATTTATATGATGATGGTTATGCTGATACTTTCAAAAGATTACATTATTCATGGCGAGATGCAGTGAAGAAGGGTGAGGCTTATTCAGCACCCTACACGGAAGAAGAAATGTTAGATAAAATGACTGAATGGGGAGAAGATTCTATCTACTGGAGGACAGAATACGAGTGTGAGTTTGTAGAGTCTGTAGCGAATGTATTTAATCCAGAAAAAATCAAGGCGTGTTATGATAATTACGAAATTACTAGACTTGATGGGGATGGACAACAGAGAGGAAGCAACATTACTGTTGGTGTTGACATTGGCAAATCTGTTAACTCTACTGTTATTAGTGCATGGTCCCTTGAAAAGTCTGACAAAGAAAATATTGCTAGACTTATATACATTGAAGAAATTAATGCCAGAACTGGTGGACACGATATTCCATACCAACG